ACATCATCTGCCTTCTCTTTAGCGCCTATAGGCACAAAACCACCACCTCTAAGGTCCATCTCTGTTCCTCCAAGGTCCATGAGCCCTCCTCCAGCTTTCTTGCTTCTTTTTTTCGCTTTAGTTTTTAATAATTCTTGTAACTCTTTTCTTCTTCTAAGTTCTTCATTAGGATTTGTCATTGTTGATTTTTTTAAAATTTCCATTAATTTTTTTCGTTTTTCCATTTCTTCCATTTCTTTCATGTTCATTTCAGAACCTTTCTCTAATAAACTTAAACCAAGCTTAGTCATTGGATTCATAATTCCACCTTCAGCTTTCTTGCTTCTAATTAAATCTTCAACCATATCAGCTGATTCTTTCTCTAGAGCTGGTTTAATTTTCTTAAAATTCTTTTCTTTTCTTTTTTGAACTTCTTTAGCTGGTTTTTTCTTTGGCATAACCATTTTCTTATCTGCTTTTGCAGCATCTTTTAAAAACTTTTCTAAGCTAATCTCATTGCCTTCTTTATCAAGATATTTAGGAAAACCTTCTTTCATAGCTTCTTCTGCTTGCTTTTGCATGGCCTCGTTTGTGCCTTCAGCATAACCTAATCTTGCTATACCACCATCAGCCATTGCAGCACTTGTTGGTATTAAGAATGGATACTTAGATTGTAGACCACTAATATCTCCTGATGCATATGCGTCTTGAACTTCTTTTCTAATTTGTGCAACATCAATACCTGTCTCATCAGATATTCTACCTGCTAAAGAATCAATATCCTCTTCTTCTTGTCCTGCAGCTGCAGCTGCTCCTAAACCTGTGGCTCCTACTATTGCACCAAGAGCTGTTGGCATTTTAGCTCCAAAACCTTTAGTTAATTTTAAATTACCCAGTATACCTTTTGTTCCACCAAATTCACCTGAGCCTGCTACACCAAATAAATTAGGTGCTATATTTCTAAAAGCAAAACCACCACTTGAGCTTATACCAGGTAGTGCTTTTCCAAAAAATGTACCTCCACCTAAACCATAAATAGCTGCACCTGCTAATGCAGCTTTACCTAAATCACTCTTAGCAACTTTCTTAACTGCTTTAGCTGCTTTCTTAAAAAGTTTTTTAACAAAGAATGATGGTATGCCTGTTTGATTAACAGCCTGACCTGCACCACCTAATGATTTTAATAATGCTGCTTCGTCATCATTAATGTACGCAAGAAACTCACCTTTAGGTGCTAGCTTCTCTGCATCTTTTACAGAAACGTCACCACCATCCGCTAATCTAAATCTTTCTGGTAAACTAAATCTTTGTACAAATTCCATATCACTTTTTGGTGGTTCTATGTCTGATGGTAACTTTGGTGTCATGGGCATCATAGGTTGAACTATTCTATTTCCAATTCTAGTTGTTTCACTATCATCACCTGTACCAAATCTATCGACACCACGAACATAAGTTTGACCTGTATCTGGAAAAATATTTCTTAATATATTTATCCCTGTGCTAATTCCTGGTTTGTTAGCAATCATACCTAAACCTGTTGCTAAATTTGATTTAATAAACTCCGCTGCATCAGATCCACGAGTAAAACCAACTGTCTCAGGTGCAGTAACTATATCTTGAAACCTTTGGTCAAAGACCATTTCATTGTCTCCTCCCGTAGATGCAGGAGATTCTCCACCAGATAAAGTGCCGTAAGAGTCATCTCTTGCAGCTAAATCACCCGATCGAAAAGATTTTCTAGGATTAGGTGCTCCACCCTCCGCTAATAATTGTCTTGCTATTTGTGATCTAGTTATCGCCATTTTTCCACACTACTTTGTTTTAGGGAACAAATCAAGCGCAGGCATGATTACTTTTACATCTCTTCTAATCTCTGCTTCTGGCACTCCTTTTGCTTTCCATTCGTCTTCTGACTTATATACCTCACCTGTTTTAAGGTTCGATATGGTTGTTATTATCTTTTCTGGCTTTATTGCTTGCATTATGTTGTTACCTCTCTTGGTTCTATTTCTAGTATAGAAGCTACTACATGCAGTTCATTTGCATCACTAGCTTGGACTTTCAAAGCTTCACTGGCCTCCATAACAAGAGGCTGTGTTAACAGCTCTGTCGTAGTATTTGAAGATATAGTTTTGCTTTTAAATAAGCTAAATATATTAGACGATGCGTCCACTAAAGTCACTGTAATATTAGCTCCTGATCCTGCATCTTCAGATACTAAAATCGATTTAACCACAGCAGTTTTAAACGACGGCACTGTATATAATGTCGTAAGATTTGTAGTCGTTAGATCTGCTTTTTTATTTATAAAATTGTTTGCCATTAATTTATAAAGAAGCTTTCTGCTTCCATCTCATCTTTTAATTCTTGTTGGTAAGTTGTATTTAATTTTTGTATAACACCATCGAGATCTCTAACCTGTGCATCGGCTACAGATTGTTTATATATCTCACTAGGTCTTGTTAATACTTGTACTATCTTTGCCATTATCTTCTACCATCCGGTTGTATGTCTAGTCTAAACGTGCCGAGCTTCCAGTCTTGACTAGTGCTTGTGTTTTCTATTTTTAAAGCTATTGCTCTTGCTCGTGCTCTTGTATCTACTTTCGTAGTTGAAGAACTTACTGTAAAAGGTCCAAGTGCCGAACTAGCCGCAGTGTCGTTTGAGTAATTTTTTAAATTTAATGTGACTTGTGTATTACCTGTTTGCGAAACAAAGTCTGGCACAAATCTTCTTATTTTCATTATAAACTCTCCATCACCTCTAAGATCTGAAATACCTGGTTGTCTTTGTGTAATATCAAAATCTCCTGATAATATATTTGCCGTTATTGCAGTTACTGCTCCACCTTTAACTTGATCTGTTCCTGTTTCGTGTTGATAGTATGTTGAAATACCATCTGTATTACCTTGTACATAAGTAGATGAACTAGATCCTTCAACACCATCTGCATCATATTCTAAAGCGTGTGGATTACCAAACACAGCTGAGTCTGCCCAAGCTGTTCTTGCTAATGTACCCACTGTCCATATAGGTCTTTGTGGTGAAGAGTCTTGATAATTATAACAAACCATTTTATTAACCACCGCAGAGTTTGATGTTGGATAGAACCACATAATCTCACCAAACAAGTTATTTAATCCTGCAGATATCATTTGATTACCAGAATCTAAATTTACGTCATCATAAACAAAATCCTCAACTAAACATGGTAACGTTTCAAGGGCACCGGCATATCTAAAGAAACCATTTTCTGACATCCAATATGCAGCACCATCCACCTCTACCGCTGCATTCTTACCAATCAATCCACAGTTTGTTCCAACTTGCACGAAGGCAAACGTAAACGGTTGACCTACAAATCTTTGTAAGAATAAAGCTGTATCTGTATATACATAGATTGCATCTCTACCTCTAATGGCTCCCATGATCCGTGATCCGTCGGCCAGTCTCTGTGTGCCAGCGTCATTGGTCGCTGTGGGTGTATACGTATTAATATCCTCAACAGCAGAGAATCTAATAAACATATCATCCTGTGTGGACTTCGTACCAATCGTCGTTTCTGTACCAAAGAATACTAAGTGTCGATCAGGTGTAGATACGAGCATGTGTCTTGATGCTGTTGGTGCACCAGATATAATTGTGGCTCTTGAATTAGTTGCATCTGTGGCTGCAGAGTCCCACTCAAATACTTCACCATCTACGATTAAACAAATCGCTTTGTCACCGAAATTATCAATAGACCACATACCAGGATCCACGATTAAGTCTCCTGATGCTGCTTCACCCCAAGCTACGAAACTAGATGAGTTAGTTACTGTTGCTCCTGAAGAGTGTGATGCTGCTGTGGTATTTCTTACACCTCTGGTTACACCTGTTAATGTGTTTGTGGATATACCAGTATAAGATATTTCTTCTGTACCTATCTGTATAAAGTTTGTTCCAGAGCTAGGAAACTGTGATGCATCGTTTAGTGTTATACTTGTTGTTGATGAATTAATATCTCCTGATAGAACAGTTGTAAAAGCTCCAACCTCTGTTCCACCCCAAGATCCAAGTGACCAACCAAAACCTTGTGATTGCACATCGGGTCCTACTTTATAGTAATGTTGAACTCTAATACCACCTGACTCACTAGCTCCAGACCCTGATTCATTAGAAGGCATTGTAATTGTAATTGTGTTTGATGAGGGAACAGTTGTTACCATAAACCTTATGTCATCAAAATCAGATGCACCAAAATTTGAATCTGTAATAGATGAAAAGTTATCTAATAAAACTATATCTCCCGCCGTAATACCATGGTCACCAGAAAAATTTATGGTGACAGTCGTTGATCCGTTGGTTGTGCTGAATGCGTTTGTAAGAGTGTTTGTAGATTTAATAGGGTGTATGTCATAAAACACACCACCTGAATAAGCGTATAAAATTCTGTTTGTTCCTATGATAGAATACTTTCTGCCTTCACTATTTGTAAATTGATGCAAAGCTCTAGCTGCACCTGTTACGTTGTCAGCTCCTAATTGTTTCCAACCACCTATTTTTTCAGGTGTGGAATATCTAAAACGAACATTATCACAGTCTATCCACTGACCTTCCGCAGCTGTTGCAGTAATTTGTTTATTTATACCAGGTTGAAACCCTATCTTTTGTAGCATAGATCTCCAGA